GATGAACTTAGTCTTGGTAGATTACCCAGTGGTCAAGCTATTGGTAGTGGTATAGAACTTACTTATGATGAACACCTTGACCTGATAGAAGAAACTGCTTTTGTAAAGATTAATGGTATAACTATGGTTAGAGATTTACACAATAGAATCCAACAAAAAGATTTTCAAGCACTAATGAAAAGTGTGAGAGGTGAATTAATAGAACAGAATAATATGGACATAGAAGTACAAGCACAACAAGCTAACAGAGATTTAGCAGAGGGAATACTGAGAGATATAGTAAATAAATATAAAAAAGCAGGTAAACAGATATGGTTAAGTAAAAATCCAGAACGGAAAAAAGAATATATACAACTTCAAGCTACAATTAAACAAGAAGCTAACAATGACATCCTTGAAGGATTTCAACAACTTAACGCTAATTAACTATGGCTACTAACACTGCTGCATCTTTTACAAACCATACTGGTAATGGTACTGCTGGTCCGTTCAGTATCTCCTTCTCCTATCTATCAGAAGCTGAAGTTGATGTTACTGTCGGTGGTGTCTTAAAAACCATAACCACCCATTACACCTTCACCAGTGCTACACAAATTACCTTTACCAGTGGTAATGAACCTGCTAATGGTGTTGTTATTAAATTTCAACGAGATACTAATGTTGGATCTAAAAAGGTAGATTTTGTTGATGGTTCTGTACTTACCGAATCAGATCTTGATACACAAAATGATCAGTTATTATTTGCCGTACAAGAGATTACCGATAACTTTGTTAAGAAAGATGGATCGCAGGTAGTTACAGGTGATCTTGTTTTTGAAGGTTCTGTTGACGATACAAATGAGACAACATTAGCAATAACAAATCCTACTGCTGATAGAACAATAACTTTACCTGATACCACAGGAACTGTTGTTACTACTGGTGATACAGGAACAGTTACATCAACAATGATTAATGATGGAACTATTGTTAATGCTGATATAAACGCTAGTGCTGCTATTGCTGGTTCTAAATTACAGGCAGCTTCAAGTTCTAATGCTGGTAGCATGTCTGCCAGTGATAAAAGTAAATTAGATGCTATAGAGTCTGGGGCTACTGGTAATCAATCTAACGCAGAAATTAAAACAGCTTACGAAGCCAACAGTGATACAAATGCTTTCACCGATGCAGAAAAAACAAAACTATCAGGTATTGAAGCATCAGCTACCGCAGATCAAACAGCTAGTGAAATAAGAAGTCTTGTAGAAAGTGCCAGTGATAGCAATGTGTTTACTGATGCTGATCATACAAAGTTAAATGGTATTGAAGCTAGTGCTACTGCTGATCAAACTAACTCTGAAATTAAAACTGCTTATGAAGCTAATTCAGATACTAATGCTTTTACTGATGCAGAGAAAACTAAATTATCAGGTATAGCTGCTAACGCTGATGTAACTTCTACTAAAAACTTAGGTGATTTAGCTAATGTTCATAATGCCACACCATCTAATGGACAGGTTTTAAAATATATAACTGCTAATAATAGATGGGAACCAGCAGAAGATGCTACAGGTGCTGGTGGAGCAGCTTTAACAGATGGAGATAAAGGTGATATTACAGTTTCCAGTACTGGTGCAGTTTTTACTATAGATAACGATGCTATTACTCAGGCTAAAATAGCGGATGATGCCGTAGGTGCTGATCAAATAGCAGCTAATGCTGTAGGTGCTAGTGAATTAGCAGATAATGCCGTTGACACAGCAGCTATCGCTGCTGATGCCGTCACGAGTGCAAAAGTTGCTGATGATGCTATTGGCACAGATCAATTAGCAAACACCTCAGTTACAGCAGGTA